GCGCTCAGGGTGAACTCGCCGTTGGCCGTGCCGATGGCCAGCACCTTGGTCGGGGCGAGCCACTCGATCGTGTTCATGTCCTGCGTGTTGATCGTGTAGTTGAGCGCGTCGTCGTCGTTGGTGCCGTACTTGTGGTTCTCGTAGTCCCCCGACACGCTGGCCCACAGGGTCTGCGGCCGGCTGGTCGAGCCGGCGAACCACAGGCGATCCTCATAGAACGTGACGGCATGCGGGTGCCCGCGCCGATCGGACCACGCGCCCTCGGACCAGCGGGTCGTGGCGCTGGTGGTGGGCAGGCGCTTGATCACCGTGGCGTTGACGAGGGTGGCGCTGGTGAACCCGGTGATCTGCGCGTACCCGGCACCGTCGTGCAGGAACGTCCAGTCCACGATGCCATCGCTCTCGGTGCCGGTCGTGTGGATCGGGGGTCGGGTGCCAGCCGATGCCGTGGTCCCGGCCTGGTAGATATTGCCAAGGTAGTACACGATGTCGCCGCTGGTGTGCGCCACCCCGGTCGTCCACTGGTTGTACTTCGAGGCGCTGACCTCGCTGATCTTGAAGTACGAGCCCACGTCACCGGCGACGAACAGGGACGCGGACGCGGTGAGCGTGATGTTGCCGGTGACCGCAGAAGCAGTCAGGGTGATGGCGCCGGTGTTCTCGTCGTTGAACGGTGGCCAGTTGAACGTGACCTCGGTGAGGGTCCACGACAGGGCGCTGACACGGGCGAGCTTGTGGGGCGGGTGATCCGGGTGCGTGATGTAGATCACGTCGGCCGACTGAGCGTACTCAAGCGCGCCGACCTGGGCGCTGGTGTACGGACTGACGATCTCGTAGGGGGTCCCCGGGCTCGATTCCACCACACCCCCATCGAGGTAGAACCGAACATAGAGGTCTCCAAATTCCAAGCCGTATGCCTGGGTGGTGCTGTACTCGAAGCGGATCAGACGCGTGGCGTCCGCGTGGTCCTTCACCCTGGCCACGAACCGGGTGCCGGGGCGCTTGCGCGCAGGACCCTGGATCTGGGGGATGAAGTTTTCAAGGGTCTCGCATCCGTTCTTGAATTTTTCCAGAGACGGGCGACCCTTGAGCAGGGGGGACAGTTCCCCTGCGTTAAAGGAGGTTTGAGCGGGAGATACCTTCACGTCAGTACCTCACTTCGATCCAACTGTCCTCCTCGTACTCGGCGGGCGGGTTCTCCTGCGCGTCGGCACGCTTCGCATCGTCGATGAAGGCGTCGTACTCCTCCATCAGCGCCTTTTTCTTGGTGGTGCTCTGGTTCAGGGGTTCGGCAAGCTCGGCGGCCAGGCGCGTGGCCACGGTGTCGAAGAACAGCGCGTCGTAGACGTTGGGGTCCTCGATGCGGGCGATGTACCGGATGTAGAGCACCGTCGCGTTGGCGTGGATGAACCCTTTTTCCAGTTGGAACTCGCCAGTGGACAGGTCACGCACTTCGAGCAGGCGCAGGAAATCAGCGGGAAGGGGGAACTTGGCCGTGAAGCCCCACGACGGGGCGGTCTCGTGTGGAGCGAGGTTCGTGCGAACCACGGCGAAGTTCCACGGGTGTACGCGGAGCACTCGGTCGCGCACCAGGGGCCAGTTGCGCGAGCACAGGCGCGCGGCCTTGGTGTTGTCGTCCAGACTCGTGATTGAACCATGCCCAACTTTGTCCAGGGCACTGTTGCACAGGTCTACTACGGACGGCACAGCGGCCTCCGGTTACTGCGGTTCGAGACGCAGGATTGCGTTCTTGATGCGCTCCAAGAGCACCACGATCGCACCCTTCTCCAGCGTGTCGTCGTACAGGACGCGGACACCGTTGGTCAGGGTCAGGGCGCTCCCGTCTTCCAGGGTCATCGACTCCTGTTCCGTCTTGATCGCGGCGTCAACGAATTTCTTTGCCATGGTGTGTCCTTTCAGAGGAACAGGGGCCGAAGCCCCCGATTCATCACGGTGCCGAGAAGTACAGATCCACGACCGCGCTGCCAGAGCCCGGGAGGGCTGCAGCAGCAATGGTCAACAGGATCGTTTCTTCAGCGGTCAGCGGCGAGTCGTCGGCCGCTGTGTAGAGACCAAACAGCGTGGGCACCGTGGCGGTGTGCGTTGCCGCAGTCCGATACTTACCGGTCGCACCAGCGATGCCGATGGCGATGGTCGCAGTGCCGCCGAACGTCGCCGAGGCGTTGATCATGCCGAACGCGAACGTGTAGCCAGCAGGCACCTTGGTCAGGACGATGGTGTCGCCATCGGCCTGCGCCGCGAACGGGATGACCGCGCGGAACCGGCGCATCCGGCCCCCCACGACAGCGCCGCTCAGTTTCGTGGTGGGTGTGGTTCCGAGGCCGGTGGCGTCGGTGGAATAGGTCGTTGTTGCCATGTCGTGTGCTCCTGTTTACTCGTCGCAGATGATCTCGACGACCTTGCCTTCTTCGACGCGGGTGGCGCCGAAGGTGCCCTTCACGTAGACCTGCGTGGCGTAGGACTTGTCGGCCCGCTCGCTGATCTTGGTCGTGATGTCGTTCCAGATGCCCAGGTGCATACCGCTCTTGGCCCAGGCGATGCAGCGTCGATCGCTGGAGCCGTCCAGACCCAGAAGTTCGGTGTGGATGAACTTGAAGCCCATGAACGTGTCCACAGAGCCGCTCACCAGTGCCTTGACCGTGTTGTAGTCCGAAGACGTGACCTCGGTGGTGCCGAGCAGGTTGTCCAACTGCACGGCCGTGACGGCGCAGTACAGTGGGTCGTTCTCGACATCCACCTCATTGGCCATCAACTTCTTTTTGGCTGTGCGCAGCTTGGCAACAGTCAGGCCCGCGGCGCCCACGGCGATCTGCTGGTTGGAAGTGTCGAATGGGGTGCTGGTGGAGCCGTTCTCGCCGGTCAGGGCGGCGCCCAAGGCGGCGGTGATGATCAGGCTGTCCATGGCTCGACCGAGCGCATAGGCACCGTTCATCGCGTAGGGGCTGGTCGGGTCGATCAGCATGCGCAACTTGTCCTGATCGTCGATCATGTCAGCCCACTCGTAGTCCGTGGGGTGAACCCAACGGGCATCGTGCGGGGTGCTGATCAGTGGGGTGTCGGCGTGGCGGCTGGTGCGGGCTTGCGCCGTGACCTCGCCGATCTGCTCGACCGCTTTGGCGGCTTTGCCGGTGTAGGAACCAACGGTGACGCAATCGCGCAACCGGGAACCGCGCTGCTGGAGCAGCAGCTGCACGTTCGTGCTGTACTGCTGCACGAACGCGGTCGTAACTTGGAAGCTCATGATGACCCTTTCAGGTGGTAAGAGGAAACAAAATCACCGAGGCTTTGTTTCGACTTGTCCACCTGAGGGTGGGGTCATTGGCTCAGAAAATCTGGAATCCGGTTGTCCTTGACGGGCCGAGTCAGTGTCTTCCGAGTGGTCGTGGCCGGTGGGTCCGCGACTGTTGGCGATCCTATCACATATTTTTCAACGAGTGTGCAAGATTCAATGAGCCCTGATACATCGAACAGGCCAACCCGTGTCGCTTGTCCCACCATGGCCTCGAATACGCGCAGGCGAATCTCATCCTCCTGCATGCGCGGCCTCCATGAGTCGGGTCATCTTGGCCACTGCGTCTCTGTCGCCGTTGATGTACTTGCCCATGAACTCCTTGTCGAGTTTCAGGTCCGCGATCTGCTGTTTCGCGGCGGCAGGGGTGGTGCCGAACCCGCCTTCGCTGCGCTCCCCAGCGAACGAATCCTCGCCCATCTTGGAGCCGAGTTGCGCGAACAACCGGAGCATCTCGGCCGTGCCGAGTTTGTCTTCGATTGCACTGAGTTTGCCGGCGTCGTACCCCAGCGCCGAAGCAGCGCGGCGTCCCGCTCCGATCATCTGGTCATAGGCTTGACCCCACTCCTGTTTCAATGAACCGATCGCTTTTTCGGATTCCTGCGCCATTTGGGCCTGGAACTTCTCCTGCATCGAGCCCGACATGCCGTTGAACTCATTGAACAACGACTGCGCCTGCTTGGTGTTCAATCCGTGCTTGTGCGCCGCGGTCTTGAACCACTCGACCATCTCGGGACTGCCGCCCTCGGGCACCTTGAAGCCGTACTCGTCGGGGCTCGCCGGCCGCCCGAGCTTGGTGTAGAAGGCGTCGAGTGCCTCGGGGCTGGCGTCCTCGGGCGGTAGTTCCAGGAGGTTCTTGGCACCCCCGGCGAACTTCTCCAGGTTGCGGTACGACATCAGCAGGTCCGAGGGTTCTTTCCACCCCTTGTTGCTGACGTAGGCGTTCGTGTCCTCATCGAATGCGGCTGTCCAGACCGAGTTGGGGGCTGGTTGCGCGGTGGGGGCAACACCACCAGCAGCCGGGGCAGCAGGGGTGCCGTTATCGCCCAGCAGGGCGGCAGCAGTGTCAGTCATGAGTAGTTCCTTGGGTTAGAACGTGGTGGGTTGCGCAATGCCGCGGATCACCGCCATGAACCCGCGTTGCAGGTCGGTAGCGCCGATGCTGATCCACCGCTGATCGAGGACCGGTCCGCTGTTGTTCAGGATCATGTTGTCCTGGGTGAAGGTCCGCAACTTGGCGATGTAGGCCCCGCACTGCTCGGCCAGTGCCTTTCCATCATTCATCAATGCGACCTCGGCTTCGCTCAGTTGGCGATAGCCGGTGATCTTCGGCTGCAGGAAATGGGTATCACTCATTGGGGTCTTCCTCGATCAAGTTGAAAACGTCCTCGTCGGTCAACTGGAGGTGCGCCTGGATACGGCACCAGATTTCCCGTCGACCTTCGAGGAGGTACGTGGTATGGACGTTGTTGACATCTGCCGTGGGCACGCTGGCCCTGCAGAACCTGCGAAGATCGGCCAGCACCTTGCGACCCTCGACAGTATTGAACGTCGCGCGGTAGGCCCGGCGACGAATGAGAGTCATGGGGTTGAGGTTCATGCGGGCTCGTAGTTGTCCAAGAAGAACTGTTTTGCGACATACCAGCGATCCTCACCATTCTTCGGGTTTACGGCGATCATTCCGCCGACCTCGGGGGTGTCCTCCTTGTTGACGCTGATACCGGTCATATCCTCACCCTCGACATACGGGCGCATCGGTTGCACGTTCTTCTTCCGGTAGTTCTTGGTCTCACTCATCATCACGCTCCTTGAAGTAACTGGTTCGCCTGCGCCGCGATCTTCGACTCATCGAGGCGGTGGTCCCCACACCAATCCATTTCGAATACAGGGACAAACCCGTTCATGGATGGCGCATGCCTCCGGCATCTGCCAAGCACCCCTCGATCATCCTTTGCCAGGCTCTCCTTCGCGGCAAACCACATGCACGTCTTGCACTTC